GTTCCCGCATTCATGGTTGATGTCCACTGGAAAACTTTGGATTGTGACCTCGTCTGCGTTCCTTGTTCTACATACTGACAAAACCATACATTCTTAAAAGCATCTATGGACATTGCATTTTCCTCAACCTTGAAGCAACTAGTGTCTACCAAGTTGACATCCTTTCCATTTAATGACATACGATGTGCCACAACCGTTGATCTACAATTGGACAAATTTTGGTACGCTCTAATGTACTTTGGATCGTAATTGCGTGTATCCGTTGGTTTATCCATACCGAACGGAAACTCTGCTTTAAAATCCAATTTTTGTCCAACCATATTTATTGGTAACGATGAATCACGCAATGAATCGATTGTCACATTATTATCAAACATTTGAGGTATAGCCATCACGTCTGCTCTCAAATTTTTAATTGACGCGTAAACTGAAACAGTACAAGTCGATGCTCCTGTTGTTGATGTAGTGAGTGGTAAAATGATATTAAAATATACTGTTGAATACCAATCATACATTCTAGCATTAGGTTCGAATTGGTTAGTTCCGTTTGCTCTATTATCTTCCATAAAACTTCTGTTCGACGTCCACGGCACATCAATTACTGCCATAGATTCCTTATTAGGTCTCAATAGCACATAGTCATTTGCCAATGGATGAGCCAAGCCCCTTTTGAAAGCACTAGGATTATCGATGTTGGTGACTCGCGGTAATTGATTAGGAACTGATGTTATACAAAACAAACCAGTTTGTTGTACCGATCCACTCAAAACGAATTTGAATTGCAAATCAAACCTACAAAACTGGTAGGCTTTAAAAATCGCTTTAAATTGTTTTGAAGATGTTGCAATGAATGGCACAGCCCAAGACTTTAAAGGTGCGTAGATGTTAAATGCGTTATCAGTTGTTGATATGTTAAAAGTTTCAATAAAGAAATTTTTTGACAATAAATCCGATAACGTCATAGTACCTAAATCGTCACAGTTGGTTGTAATCTTCGACGTTCGCGTCACGGCTGGTGTTTTAATTACGGAAAATTGGGAAAATTCTGATGTTTCATTGTTTTCTTCAATATCGCCCGAATTATCATGCATTTCACCATGCATTTCTTGTCCTAAAGGTTTTTCCAATGGTACATCGCCCTGCGGTTGTACAGCATCAGTCGGTGGTG